GAAGCATTGGAAAAATTTAATAAACAATTAAATAGTTTATTAGAAAAAAAGGAATTCATAACTGTAACTAGTAGTAATAAACTTAGTAGTGAAGAAATTGTTCCTAGAAAATCTTGGAAAACTTTAAAAGTTTTAGCATCAGAAGCCCCAGGAGCTATTCAATGTGTTAATATTATTAAAAACAGAATGTTAGGTGGAGGTTTTATAATAGTTCCAGCAGATGAAAAATCAGAACTTAATGAGAAGGATGAAGAATACATAAGATTAAAAGATTTTATCTTAGAACCGAATTATGATGAAACTTTAGAAGATATTTTTGGAGCTATGATTCAGAATTATCTTTATTATGGTATAAGTTACTTAGAAATGGTAAGAGAAAGTAATTCTGAATCAAAGAAAAAAGGATTACTAAAACAAATTTTTATATTAGATGTAAGTAGTGTTAAAATTTTAATTGACGAAGGATTAAAAAATCAAGGAGTTAATTTAATTGTTGGTTTTTCTAGAGAATTTGGAACAAAACAGAAAAAAATTCTATATGAATTAGATGAAGTTTTTACTCATAAAAGACCATCACCAGAAGGGAACATTTATGGAGAAGCAATTTTAGAAAATCATCAAGCAATTTTATCAATGGTTATTCAAGCATTAACTTACAATGTTAATTTTCTTAAAAATGACGGAAAAGGACCTTTACAGATTAATTTACCAGAAGGAACTGGAAGAGCAGAAGGCGAAGCTATGCAAGCTTTTCACGAAAAACATTATACTGGTCCAGCAAATGCAGGAAGAACTTTAATTTTATTCGGAGGAGCAAAAGCTTCAACTCTTGGAACTACTATAAAAGATATGGATTATCTTAGTTTATTACAATTCTGTAAAAAAGAAGTTGCGGGTATGTTTGGAGTTCCATTAGTAATGATTTCAGACCCAGAAGGAGCGAATAGAGCTACTTCAATTGAAGAAAGAAAAGGTTTTCACGTTAATCAAATTCTGCCAGAAAGAGCTAAACTTCTAAGAAAATTCAATAAAGAAATTGTCAAAGAAGGTTTAAAAATTTCAAAATATAAACTTGATATTGAAGAATTAGATGTTGATGACCAAGGAAAACTAACAAAAGAAGCGAAAGAAGCTGTAAGTAGTGGATTAGCTTCTCATAATGAAGCTTGTGCTTATGCTAATTGGGAAAAAGTGAATGAAGATTGGGCTGATAAAAAAATAATAATAGATAATGGCAAAGCTACTATACTAGATGATGATTATTTTAAAAGACAAGCAGAACTTTCAAATGCTTTAATTCAAAATGATAAAGAAAAAAAATCATCAACTAATAATAATAAAAATACAGAAGCTGAAGATAAAAAAATAAAAGAAGAAGAAGAAAAAGAAAGAAAAAGAAAAGAATCAACAAAGAAAAATATCTCTAAACAAATCGCTGAAATGCGAGAAGAAATTAATAAATATTTAGATTATTAGTTATGTGTAAACTTTGCGATAAATTAGAATTAAAAAAAGCTAAAGGAGAATTAACGCAATGGCTAATCCAAAATGATTCTTGGGAACTTTTTAATGCAAAAGATGAAGCTGAAATAATGCTAAAATCTTACATTAAAGAACATATTCCGTTTCTTGGGTTTGATGATGAATACGAAAAAGGTAGTTTAAAATTATCGCAAAGTTTTAGAAGGCAACAAAGAGCTTTTCCAACTAGAACAATTATTAGAAATCTCTTTGATTTCAGACCTAGAGATGTAGCGATTAAGAAAGAAGATGATGTTGAAGATTTTGTAGAAAACGAAATAGAAAAAATGGGTTTTTTAAGTAGCGTTTTTCCTGAAGGTAAGGCTATGATTAATAGATTAATTTCTGTTATCACAGGAATTTCTATTGCTGGTTATAATATCGGAGGAAATGAAGCTTTAAAAAATATCAAAGAGCATTTTTCTTCTCATAAAAATTCTAATATCAGAGACATTGCTAATAGTATTGAATCTTCTTTTGAATTAACTAATAAAAATGTTTTAACTTTTTTAGAGAATTATTCAGCAGAAAGAGTTTCTCAGATAAATAACACAACAAAACAACTTCTAAAAGAAACTATTGTTGAAGGATATAAAAAAGGAAAAGGACCTCAAGAAATAGCTAAAATGATAACAGCTCAATTTCAACAATTTTCAACAACAAGAGCTAGAGTAATTGCTTTTACAGAATTATCAATAGGAGCAGGAGAAGCTAGATATGAAAGTTATGTTAGAAGAAATATTCCTTTCAAAAAATGGATAACTAGAGGACCAAATCCTTGTCCTATTTGTTTAGCGAATCAAGCTCAAGGTAAAATACCAATGACTGAATCTTTTTCAGGAGGAGTTGTGACTGTTCCTCAACATCCATTATGTTATTCTGAAGATACTGAAGTATATACAGAAAATGGTTGGAAATTATTTAAAGATTTAAATAATGAAAAAATTTATAGTTTAAACCCAAAAACATTAAATGCTGATTTTATTGAATATAAAAAATTCGTTGAATATCAATTTAAAGGAGAAATGATACATTTTAATAGCCGTGATGTTGATTTATTAGTTACTCCTGAACATAGAATGTTTGTAGGAAAAAGGTCAAGTAATTCAGATAGAAAAAAAATAAACTGGAAAATAGAATCAGCAAAAAATATTTCAGGAGAAATTCATCTATTTAGAGGACAAAAATATTCTGAAGATAATTCTTTAACAAAAATCAATATAGGAAATAAAAATTATTCTTCTGAATTATATGGTTCATTTATGGGTTGGTATTTAAGTGAAGGAAGTATTACAAAAAGAGGTAAGAATTGGTATCAAATATTTATTTCTCAACAGAAAAAAGAAAATAGAAAAGTAATAGAAAATCTTTTAATATCACTTGGGATTAAATTCTATAAAACTAAAAACGGGTTTGGTTTTTCAGATATTCTTTGGGGAGAGTATTTAATTCAATTTGGAAAATCATCTAATAAATTTATTCCAAAAGAAGTAAAAAATCTTGATAAAAAAGGATTAAATTCTTTTATTGATGCTTATATTTTAGGAGATGGTCATATTAAAAAAGGAAAAATTTTCAAAAACTTTAAATTCTCTAATTCTAGAAGTATAACAACAAGTAGCGAAAAAATTGCTGATGATTTATGTGAATTATTTTTAAAAATAGGAAAAACTGTTAGTTATAAAAAAATAAATACAAAAGGAAATTTACAAAAATTCAAAAATGGTTCGTATTATATTAATAATAATACTTGGATTATAAATGAATTAAAAACTACGAAACTTGGTTGTAAAGTAAAAAAAGATAATATTCAATACTCTGGAAAAGTATATGATGTAGAACTTGAAAAATGGCACGTTTTGCTTGTAAGAAGAAATGGAAAAATTTTATGGTCAGGAAATTGTATGTGCGATATTATTCCTCAATTAAGCGATTTTTGGTGTGGAGGTTCAGATTTATCTAAATCTGTTTTTCAAGGAGAAGATAAGTGTCCAGGTCATACTTGGTATGGAGGAACGGGAAATGAAAAAACAAGTAATATTCCTTTACCAAAAACAAAAAGTGATATGGGAAAACAAGCAAGAGCAATTAATAAATTCATAAGAGATGCTTATAAAAAAGCTCCTGATACTAAGTATTTTATTGATAGAATTGCAACAAATATCTCTAATAAATTTAAAAATAGCATAGTTGCAAAAGCTCCCTTAAAAAAAGAAGCAAAAGTTAGATTTAATATAGCGAATAAATATAATGGGGATTATAATAGAATTTCAGATATTGCTAGAAATACAATAGTATTAAATTCTCAAAAAGATTATGGTTCTGCTTATAAAATTCTTAGAGCTAATCAATATACTACTGAAATTAAAAGAGTTAGCAAAAATAAAGATTTACTAGGTTATTCAGGAGTAAATGCAAAAATCATAGCTCCAAATAGACAATTAGGAGAAATACAGATTAATACTGTAGATATGATTTATGCTAAAGAAAAAAAAGTAGATTCTTATAAAATTCTTGGCAAAGATTTATTTTCTAAAATGGAAGAAAAATACAAAGGTCGTGGAGGAAAAGGACATACTTATTATGATGAATGGGTAAAAATAAGAAATAATCCCGAAAAAGATAAAGAACGATTATCTCTAGAAAAAGAATCAAAAAAATACTATGATTATTTTAGATAATATTGACAACAAAGTAAAAAAATGTTAATATTAGTATATAAGAATACTTCTTATTTAAAAAATAATAATAAATCTATGGTAAATATTATTACAGAAACATTTAAAAGGGAAGTTTTTCTTGATTATCCTTTTGAAAAAGTCAAAGCAAGGACTATTCCATCTACAAAAAAGAATGAAGGAGCAATATTTTTCTTAAAGTTTTATGGAGAAGATGAAGAAAAAGTTAAATCAAATCATTTAATGTTAAATGAGATTTTGCTTTATGGAGAAGAAATAACAAAAGAAGAATATTTTAATTAGTAAGTAGAAAAAAATGAAAAAACAAACAATAGGAATTGATTTTGATGGAACTTTATGTAAGAAACAAAAATATGGAGACGGAACAATCCACGAAGTGCCAAACGAAGGAGCATCAGAAGCAATGAAAAATTTTAAAGAAGAAGGATATAAATTAGTAATTTTCACAGTTAGATTAAACCCAGTATTGCACGGAGACATTGAACCAAAAAAGAAAGAAATAGAAAAATGGCTAGATAAACACGATATTCCTTATGACGAAGTAACAAATCATAAACCCCCAGCAGTTGCATATATTGACGATAGAGCGGTTAGATTCACAAACTGGTTTGATATGAGTAATTTATTTGTTCAGTAAAGAGTTTTATATAATTTTTAAGAAATACTATAATGACAGATGAAAAAAAGATTGAACAGCGACAAGTTATCGCAGTAGCAGAACAGAAAATCATATCTTCTAAAGACCATAAAGAGGTTGAGAAAAATGTAAATTCTTTTTTGTTAGAATTAAGATTTAAACAAAATCAAATTCAAAATATTTCTCATCTTTTACAAGGAGAAATTTTAGCTGCGATTATAACTTATTTGCGACCTTTAACCGAAGAAGAAAAAAAGAAAATTATAATTGTTTCAGAAGAACCTAAACCAGAAGTAAAAGAACTTTAATAATAAATAAACTATAAAAAATGCCAAACGAACAAGAAATGCCAAAATTTGAATTTAAATTGCCGATAGATGAAGAAAGTTGTATAGCATCACAAACACATAATAATATACCAGAATTTAATCCAAATCTAAGCAAGAAAGAATTCAACCATTACTTAATAACTAATATTGAACCGATTGTTCGTTTGGTTTATGGTTTAATTTCAGAAGTTGAAAATCAAAGAATAAAAATAGAAAAATTAGAATCAGAAATAGAAATGCCTAATCCAGAAAAAGCGAATGATAAACCAGAAGTTGATTTAAGTAATGAAATGAAAAAAGGAGATTAAAAAGTCCAGCTTGCTCTACATAATAAATAATAGAAAAATAAAATGCCTATAATCAAAAAAGATGAAAAAATAAACGCACTAGGAATAAATATCTTAGTAGAAATGATAGAAGAAGAAAAAGAAACAAAAGGCGGGATAGCAATTCCATCTTCAAGCGAAGAAAGAGAAACTTGTTCAGTAGGTAAGATAATTTCAATTTCAGATATAGGAATATTTAATTCATTAGTATTTTTGCCTTTAGAAGTAATAATACTAAAAACCGCGAATCTACAAATAGGAGATAAAGTCTTACTAAAGAAATTTGACTATACAAAAATAAAAAACGAAGAAGAAAAAGATTTAAGACTATATAATATAAATGGAATTTTAGCAAAGGTTGATTGACATAAATAAAAAGCCGTGTCATAAATAGAAAGATATAACAAGTCATAAGAATATAAAAATGAAGCAAAAAGAAATAGTAATCACAAACAATCCTAATATAGATAAATGTCAGATAATAGTTAAGTTGTTTCCAGAAGATAAAACAAGAGAGAGAAAAACGCCTTTAATGGATAAATTAGTAGATGAAATAGATATAGTCCAATTATGTCTTAAAGACATTGACGGAAATGAACTTCCTATAAAAATGACACCTGATGAAGCTCTTGAAATAGCAGGACTCTTAACACAAGGAGTTTCTCTTTATCTTAGAATGTATAATAAAGAGTATAAATCTTTGATAGGCAGTCGTATCAGAATTTTAAACAAACTTCAAAAAAAGAACTGATATTCTATTGACAATATTTTAAAAACTTGTTAGAATAAAAATAGAAATAATAAATAGAAAAAATGGACAGACAAAAAAAATTATTAGAACAATATGGCAAGAAAAATCTTATTCAATGTAAGGTTTGTGGAAAATGGTTCAGACAAGTTGGAACTCACGTAGTTCAAGCACACGGATATTCAACTGCTAGAGAATATAGAAAAGATTTTGGTTTTGATTTAAAAAGAGGACAATTACCTGAAGATTATAGAAAACTTAAAAGAAGTTTAGTATTCAAAACTAAAACAGTAAATAATTTAAAAAAAGGAATAAAATTTCTATTTAAAAAAGGAGAAATTCGTAATTATCAAAGAAGCAAGCAAACATTAGAAAGATTAAGATGTTTATATAGTTTTAATAAAAACAAATGAATCTTAAAATAGGAGATAAAGTTGGGTTTAAAAAGAATAATTTTTTCAGCAGAGGTTGTTGTTATGAAAAATGTTTAAAACTTCAAGGGAAAATAATTGATTTTAATCTCAGCGATTCTATTCTTCGTTGTTCTGTTTATATAGATTCAACAGGAACTACTTTCTATGATATTCCTGCTGATGTTTTAAAACTAATTAATAATTTTAATGATATGAGTTTAAAAGAAGAATTTTTAATTTCTCTTAAAAAAGAACCTGAAAAAAGTTTCAGAAAAGCTGGAATTATTGATAGTAATGATTTAATTACAGAAGAAGGTCAAGAAATTTTTTTAACTTGGTTGCTTCAGAAAAATGGAGATGAATTTAAAAAAGAAATTGTTGATAAGATTATAAAAGAAGAAAATTAAATTATAAAATATTATATGAATAAAAAAGAAAAAATAAAACACGGATACAAATGTGATATTTGTGGGAAACCAGCGAAATACAATGTCCAAGAACAAATTCATAAATACGAAATAGACGAAAAAGGAAATTTTGTGGAGGTTGATGTTTGGGAAGGAAATGAAAATAGATTTTTATGCGAAAGTTGTGAAGAAAGTGAATATTAATAAAATAAGAAATGAAATTATCTAAAGAAGCCAGAGAGAATTTAGAATCAATAACCAAAGATATTATTTATATGTTGAAGAAAAAAATTCCTCCTTATAAAGTATTAGAACTCGTAAAAATTGAAGATATAGAAGAAATTCTTTTTTATTTTACATATTTACGAGAAACTAAAAGAGAATGGTTAATAGATAAATTAAAAAAATAATATGCGAGAAATAAAATTCAGAGGAAAAACAGAAGATGGTAAATGGGTTTATGGGTCTTTAGAAGTAGTTGTTGGATGTGCAAAAATTAAATATTTTATTCATAGTTTTTCTGATTGGAATTTAAACTCAACATTTGAAGTGGATAAAAATTCAGTTGGTCAATTTATAGGGCTTCAAGACAAAAACCGCAAAGATATTTATGAAGGGGATATAGTTGAGTATATGATAAGCAAAAAACAAAGCTATTATCAAGAAATAAAATTTGTTTCTGGTTGTAGCCTTTATCCTTACTCGCATTTCTTATTGCCACCAGATGATAATTTGAAAGTAATTGGTAATATTTATGAAAATGCAGAATTATTATCAAAAAAATAAATGAAAATAAAAAAAGGCGACATAGTAATTGATATTTATAATTACAAAAGAAAAATATTAGGAGTTTGTGGAGAAATTTATTTTCTTAGCAAACAAATTGGTGGACATATTCATTCAAAAATAGATTTACTAAGTATTTATGATAAAACAATTAGTAAGCAAGAATTATTAGAAAATTATGAAAAATATAACAGAAATATGTTATGAAATTGATTATCAACCCTCTGAAAAGGCTACAAAAATGAGCGATTTAATAGCTAGTTGTGATTTAGGAATAGAAAGAATATCAGTTACTGAAAATTTTATACTTAAAACAACAGCAAAAGTCAATAAAGAATACATTGAAAAAATAAGCAGAGTTTTGAAAGATGCTATTATATTTTCAGGTGGAAAAGTTTTCTCAGTTGAATTTAAATATTATAAAAAAATAAATGGATGAAGAAGATTTTAAAGTTATAGAAAATATGGAGAAATATGGTGGCTCGTTTGTTCAAGCTCTAGCTGAGGCATTTTTCAGAGCAGACCCAGACAATTTTGTAAAACTAAGAAAAGCCTTTCCAGAATACTGGGAAGAATATAAAAATTTTAACAAATAAAATGACAAACTTAAAAATATTTGCAATACTCGCAATCGGATTTATAACAGGAATTATATTTACTCTTAATTTTATTACTATAGATTCAGTAGAAAAAGACGGAGTAGTCTACAAACATTATGAAACTCAATTCAGTGATGATTATGCTACTTCTCTATTTGTAAGAGAGGGTTTAATTTTAAATAAATAATAAAATGTTTATGAAATTTCTTACTATTTATTATTTAATAATTTTTTTAATAGATTTAATACATAAAATTTTTTATAAACAAATTAGTGGAGTTGAATTACTTGGTGAACTTTTTTTCTACATTCCTTTAATTTATTTGCTTCTTAATTAGATAAAAAAATGACAATACAGAAAATATCTAAAAATATTTTTTACGAATTTAGAAAAAAGTTCAGTAAAGGAGAAAAAAGATGGGTTCCAAGTAGATTTGATGAATATTTTTATGTTGATAATGATAACACTATTGAAGTAGAAGATTGGATTGGATGTAATAAAGATTTATTCAGACTCAATCAAGGTAATGTATTCCGAAATAGCAAAGAAGCAATAAACCACAGAAAAAAACTAAACACCATTGCAGTTGTAGTTAATTACTGTTGGGATAAAGGATTAGCGAAGGAATGGGAGATTGGACAGAATAATTATTATATTTATTTGGACGGTGAAGATAAGGAATTAGATTATAGTATCAATTATACTTGTAAGAGCCTTATGATATTACCATATTTAATAAGTAGAGACGCTTGTGAACAGCTTATGAAAGAGAAAAAAAAAGAATTAAAAATAATATTTGAAGTTAATAATTAAATTAAAGAAATGTTTAAGAATTTATTTTCAAAATTTGGATTAAAAAAAAAGATTTTAAAAAACATTAATTTACCAGATGATTGGTTTGTAATAAATTTAAACCTTTCAACTGCAAGATTTTTTAATGAAAATGTTGAAATTTATACAGAAATAAAAAGAATAAGTAATGATGATTGGACAAGTGAATTTATTCTTTATAATATAAAAACAGGCGAAAGATTGACAGATTTTAAGTATTTATAATACATAATTGAATATTAAGTTGGTTTAATTTTTAATTTAATTTTATGGAAGCATTCTTAGGAGCATTTATGATTTATAGTTTTATTCATCTAATAATTTTACAAAAAAAAGCTTGGATAATGAGAACAAATTATGAACGATTCATTACTTTAATGGGATTTTTCACTGCTATCGTTGCTCTTTTATATTTAGGAGGTATACAAATATGAAAACTATAAAAAAAGAAAATTACAAAGTTCCAGTTTTAAGTTGGTGTCCAGAAATAGAAGAAAGTGCTATGGCTCAGATAGACAATCTAGCCCAACTTCCTTTTGTGTTTAAAAAAATTGCTATAATGCCAGATTGTCATTGTGGTTATGGAATGCCAATAGGTGGAGTAGTTGCTCTTAAAGGGGTAATTTCTCCTAATATGGTTGGGGTGGACATTGGGTGTGGAATGTGTGCGGTTAAAACTTCTTTAACTTATACTGACCAAGAAACTCTAAAAAAGATAATGGGAGGAATTAGGAAATTAATACCAGTTGGACCAAATAGACATAAAAAGAGTCAAGGTGTAAAGTATATGCCTTTATGCGATAATTTAGTTTCTTTAGGAGTAGATTCAATAGTAACTCGTGAATTTGCTAATGCTTGTAAATCAATAGGAACGCTTGGTGGTGGTAACCATTTTATAGAAATTCAAAAAGGTTCAGACGGACATATTTGGATAATGATTCATTCAGGTTCAAGGAATTTAGGTAAACAAGTCGCAGACCATTATAATAAAATAGCTAAAGACTTAAATAAAAAATGGTTTAGTTCTGTCCCTGAAAAATGGGAGTTAGCATTTTTGCCAATAGATTCAGATGAAGGGCAGGCTTATATTAAAGAAATGAATTATTGTGTAGAGTTCGCTTTGGCTAATAGAGAGTTGATGATAGATAGAGTTATGTATGCAATCTCATCTGTGATAGGAGGGCTAATTAAGGACAAAAAAACAAAAGAGTATTTACATTTTGATGCTCCAATAAATATCGCTCACAACTACGCCAGAATGGAAAATCACTTTGGAGAAAATGTTATGGTTCATAGAAAAGGGGCAACACTTGCAACAAAAGACACTATCGGAATAATCCCAGGCTCACAAGGAACTTCTAGTTATATTGTTAAAGGGAAAGGAAACAAGGATAGTTTTAATTCTTGTTCACACGGAGCAGGCAGAAAACTTGGTAGAGGACAAGCAATAAAAACCCTAGACTTACAAAACGAAATTGATATTTTAAACAAAGCTGGAGTTATTCACGGAATAAGAAATAAAAAAGACTTAGATGAATCTGTTTCTTGCTATAAAGATATTTCAGAAGTTATGAAAAATCAAGAAGATTTAGTAGAGGTATTAGTTGAATTAAAACCATTAGCAGTAATAAAAGGATAATGAAAATAGAAAAAAAAATACACAACCGTTGGAAGAATATAATAAAAATAAAAGGAGTAGCACCATTAATAGGAAAATATCAGTATATTTATTCTAATGATAAAGGACAAGAAATTAGTCTTATTGATTTTCGTATCAAAAATTGTTGGGAGATTTATTGCTTAAAAGGAGATTTATTTATAGATAATTATGAGTTTAAAACTAAAAAAGAAGCTGAAGAAAAAATTATTAATTTATTAAGTAAATAAAAATGAAACATAATCATACATTTAGTTTAGAATTGCTAACAATAGTTTTTGTTACATTGAAATTGATTGGAAAAATTGATTGGAGTTGGTGGTGGATTTTATCTCCTATATGGATATTTTTAGCATTATTTATTATTATTTTCTTATTAATTCTAAGTTATGGCATTATTAGGTCAATATTTTCTTGATAATTTAGTATTTTTGTTTTAAATAGTATTTTTAATTTATCATTTTATAAGAAAATTATGGAAAAAATAATAATACCAGTAAAAGATACAGATAGTATTTCAGATGGATTTCACACTTTCGGAGAACTTTACCAACATAGAGTAGTTTTATTTATTGCTTTGTGTAGATTGTTAAGTAGACAAGATAATGCAATTATTCCTGGTGGAACAGGTTTTATTTGGGCTTCTACTAGACATTCAGATGGGACTAGTTTTGGAGATTGGTTTGTTTTAGGGATTGGAGTAGAAAAAGGAACACAAATTACTTATCATATTCCTGCTAGATATTGGGATAGAGTTTGTGAATTTGCTAAAGTATTACCAAAAGCTCCTGAATTTGATGGACATACTCCTGAAGATGTATTAAAGAGAATAACTAATTTATAAATTATAAGCATAGTATTACTGTGCTTATTTTTTTATTCTTAAATATTCTCTTGACAATAAAGTAAAAAATTGTTATAATAGATATGTAGAATAAATTAATAATTAATAACAAACAAGTGAACGAAGTAGAACTTGAATTAAAAAGAAAAACTTGGACATTAGTATCTTTTGGGATTTCAATAGGAGGAATTGCAATTATATTTTTAATTTAAAAAAAATGAGGCTAATGACAAAATGCGAATGCGGAGGTTGGAAATTTTACGACCTTTATCCTCACTATTTAAAAGGTAAATTAGAAACACAAAATAGTAGTGATATAGTATGTTTAGATTTTAGTTCAGACCTCAGTAATAAAAGGAAAGAAAAATGGGTTTGTGAAAAATGCGGTAAAATTACATATGAAGAAAGTAATATGAAAGTTGATATAATTAAAGACGCTAAATCGTATAATTTATAAATAAAATAGTGATAGTATTTTTTATTATATAGCCAAATATTCTCTTGACAATAAAGTAAAAAATTGTTATAATGAATATGTAATAAATAAGGAAAAGTAGGCAGTCGCGATATAATCGGACTCCACAATCCAAATAAATTACATTTAAAACCTAATATCTCTTGCTCCCCTTGCCTATTATTAGGTGGCGGGGGCAAGAGAAGGGGTTAAAAGCCTCAAGCAAAATGAAAAAATACAATGTGTATATAATCAAAAATAACGGAGAAGTCCAAGCTCAGATTGGCTCAAATATGAGAGAAGAACGAGCTGACCAAAGAGAAATGACTGGTCTAATGAGAATAGACAGAGAAAATTATTTTGTTGCTAGTTATGAAGTTGGAAGTAAGCAAGATTTAAATTGTTCAAAGAATTTAAAATAGTCAAAGAAATAAAAGTAATAAATTCCACAGGTTGCTACTATATAAGCCAAAAGCAAAGTGAATTGAAAAAAGGCGACCCTTTTATTAATAATAAATTACAATGAAACCAAAAAAAGAAGAAATTTCAGAGATTTTAACAAAATTAAGTGTATTGAAAAAATTACCGATTTTAAAAAACGAAAGTCTAGATATAAAAGAATTTAATAAAATTCCATTAGTTAATAGAATTAAAGAAGAATTGAAAATTAAAGGAATTAAAAATAATGAGCATTTAGGAAAATTAGGATTTGTTCCTGCTAGTATGATATTAAGATTTTAATACTACTTAAAATGAATTTATTAAAATTTCAAGTTGATGAAGAGTTTGATAAAAAGTTTTTTGAAGCATTGCACGATGGAAAAGACCATCACCAATAGTTGCCGAGTGAATTAAAGGGATTTGTAATTAAGTATATGTTGAAAGCTTACAAAAAAGGAAAAGAAAAAGCATTAAATTCCGTAATTGATATAGTTGATTTAAAAAAAGACGGAAGAACAAAACTTATTTCAGTAGATAAAAATATAAAAACTCTTGATTCAGCAAGAAATGTTCATAAAACTAATTTATATTAAGTATTAAAGTAATAAATAAAATGAAAAAACAAAAAAAAGAATATACAATAATTTCAAAAGATAGACATAGAGATGATGAAGTTTATATTTTTGAAGGAACAGAAGAAGAAGTAAAGAAAAAGGCTAAGGAAATTTTTGAAAAAGATTTTGGAGTTAAATTAAAAGATGGTGATGACTATTTAAGTTTAAGTGGTGGTGATTATGAAGTTAATTATGTAGAAACTATTAGAATTAAATAACAATAATGATAAAAGTAAAAGCACTATTCAGAGACAAAAGTTATCATTTAATAAACGCTTGCGAATTATTAGCAGATATAAATGATACAGAAATGTTCAGAGTTCTTCAAAGTATTAATTGGAAAGGTGAAGGTAAATTTAATTTTCTGATTGGAGAAGCAGAAATAATGATGGCAAAAATAAAACCTTTATCAAGAGCAGAAGCGAGAAAAGCGATTAAAGAATATGAAGAATTAGGTTATAAATAAAAAATATGCAAATTAAAAAAACAATAGGAAGATATAAAATAGAAGAATTTCCAACTAGATTTGAAATAATATCAGATTTTGAAACTTATTCAATTACTGATATAGAAAGAAGTTTTTTTGAAAAATTAAACACAGAAGCGGATGTTTCTTGTTTAATTGATATGCTTAAAAAAGGTTTAATTTAATAATAAATAATAATGAAAAAAAGAATCAAAGATTTAAAAACAGTAAATGAAATGGTTAATTGGGTTGATGCAGAGTTGAATTTTATTCATATGTTATTGTATTTTATTTTATCTAATTTAATTGAAGGGAAGTGGAGATATTTATTTATTGTTTTCGCTGTAATGAGTTTTATGGGAATTTTTAATTCTCTTAAAAATTTAAGAAATTCTAAATGAGAAAATATTACATTAAATTATTTGATTACACTTTATTATTTGAATATAATCATCAAACAAAAAGAATATACTTTGATAAAATGATGTTAAATATCTAAGATTTGGTTATATTATCAAAAAAAACTAAAGAAATAGTTAAAAAAATAAAGGAAATAGAAAAAATAAGTAGTAAGTTAGAAAAATGAACAAAAAAACATTAATGAAAATCGTTTTAAAATATGTAAAAAAGGGATACAATGAATTGCAAATAGTTGATGTAGATGATTTATATGAAGCGACTGACGATGAAAAATCAGAGTGTATATACTATTATTATGAAATAAAACGAATCGGAACTCAAGGATTTGAAAGAAAGATAGCAGAAACCGATTTAATATCGCCTAAATCATCAATTCAAGAAGCATTAGACGATGTTAATAATGCAGCTAGTTTGTTTTTAGAAGCAACGAACAAAGAAGATATGATTAAATATCAAGCAAGGTTAAAACAAGAAGTTGATTATTTATCAGAAATTCTATAATATCTTGACAATTTTTTAAAAAGTTTTATAATAAGATAAGTAAAGAGGTTTATTTTAAATTAAATTCTAATTAAAAATGAACCAAGAACAAGAAGAAAAAATTGAAGAATTAATTAGAAAAATAGAAAACTTAGAAAAAGAATTAAAATTTACCAAAAGAGATATTAATAGAAAAATGGAATTTATAGGAAAAACATTCAATAAACTTTGTGATTATCTTAAAAATAGATAAATATGAAACAAAAATTAAGAATACCAGAAAAAATAGGATTTTGTAAAAATTGTTTTCGTTTAAAAAGAAATGGTTCTGCTTATTGCGGAGAATGTAAAAATAATCAAACTAGACAAATTTTTTATACTGATAAACAAAATAACTTTCCTTTATTTGATAAGATAACACAAATTTTTCCAGTAGATGATAAAATAATTTTAACTTACGGAGATACGATTTATTTTGACAAAGAATTATCATATCATTTAGTAGTCCACGAACTTACTCATTGCTTACAACAAACGAATCCTGAAAAATGGTGGGATGAATATTTAAAAAATCCTAAATTCAGACTTATCCAAGAATTAGAAGCGTATCAAAATCAATATTTTTGTTCTAAAAGAGTTGATTTTTTAAATTCTGGTTTTTTATTAGAAAAAATAGCTGAAGATTTAAGTAGTGATTTATACGGAAAAATTATAAGTTTTGAAGAAGCTAAGAAATTAATTATTAGTTATGAAGAAAATAAGCATAGCTTTTGATATAGATGGAACACTCATTAGAAATGATAGTGGAAATGATATGGACGGAAGAACTCCTATTGCTAATGAAAGAATACGAACTCTTTTAATAACACTAGCATCTTTTAAAAATATAAAGATAATCGTTTGGTCAGGTGGTGGAGAATTATATGCTAGACAAGTTTGTAATTCACTAGGACTTACTAAGTATGTAGATAAATTTTGCGGGAAAAATTTAATGGACACAGTAAAAGGTAAACATATTTTCAACCCAAGGTTTCAACCAGATATAGCGATAGATGATATACAAGATTGTGAATTAGGAAAAATAAATTTAATAGTTAAAGAAAAATAATATGAAAGTAGAAAATTGGTTTAGATTAATAAGCCAACTTGTAATAGGGTTATATTTTTTCGCAGGTATGCTTATCAATAATCAATCAAACAAGGCTCTTTGCGTATTATTTGGAATTTGGGTTGGTTCAGTTGCTTTTATTAATAATAAAATAACTTTCTAAATAATTATTAAAGTAAAAAAATGGGTAATTTTATACTAGGAATTGTAATTGGAATATTTTTATATAAGATGTTTACAGAATAAATAAAATTATAATTTCTTTAAATCTAGTGTTTAGTTTAGTTAAGAAAAGTTATGTTAAAAGAAACAGTTAAGTTAGAAAAAAATGATTTAGAAAAGTTAAGAGATTTAATTTCAGAGGAATGGTTTCAAGATAGAAAAAACTTTTTAGGTAAAGTTTTAACAATTATAGATGCTTGTATTCAAGACAAAGACCAACGAAAATCTATAAAAGATTTAATCCAGAATGAGTATTATGGGAATATTATTTTGAGACATCGGAGAGCAGTGTTGACTTTACTTAGATTTGCAGAAAAACATTGTAAAGAAATGACACCTAAAGAAGAAAGTTATCACGATTTTATCGGAATTGACCCAAGAGAAAGTATTGATTTATTAGAAGTAAACCCATTTAATAAGTAGTAATTAAAAACTACTAAACACTAGATTTAAGAAAATTATATGCAACAGAAAATACATACAGGTTGTTCTTGTAAGAGATGCAAAACAGGAAAAAATAAAATAGTTCGTAAAATGTTTCACAAATTAATTAGAAGAACTCACAAATCAGAATTGAAAAAAAATGGTGAAATAATAACAGTTGATAAAAGTATAGGATATACTGATTAGAATTTTTAAATCTTGGTTCAAGGAGGACAAAGCTGTGCATACCTAAGCGTAATGGCGAGGAAACACGTTAAGCAAGTTGCACCTAATTCTTGTTCCAAGTTTTAAGGATTTAAGTCCCTGTAGAGCGTATTGTTATTAATATACGCTCTACAGGAAAAGTAGTCCTACTTGTTCCTTTTATAAGTTCTTTTCTCTAATAATTGTGAATACCCAAATCTAAGCACATATACTGATGTTGGGGTAGTAAAGATTGGTTCGGCTAACCACCAATCCCGAAGTGACCTCCAAAGCGATAACGCTAGGAGATAGATATATGTCAATTATTAGAGAAATTGAGTTTATAATTAATTAATACATAAATAAAATGAGCTTGTATAATATGATTAATGGAGTTCAGCCCTCAACATTCTTTATTTTGCCAATGTTAGGAAAGCATCCTGACAAGTATCCTCGTTTTAGAGATTGTTTTATTGGCAAACAGTATTCAGATGATGAAGTTGACGAGTTTGGTATTCCTAAACACAAACACGGCGAAGAAGAATTGATTAGCGTTTATACTAGAGTTGGCGGAGACAATAAAGAAGGCTACAAAAAAGAAATCGCTGAAATGAGAAAACACCCAGAATTTGTAGAAGACTATGATGATGACTTTGATAATACTTTTGCTACTTATGTTTTTAGAGTTCCTGAAAAATTCAAAGGTGATTTTAAAAAAATAAAAGAAGGCAAATTAAAAGAAATTTCGCAAGAATATAAAGATTTGCTTTACAAGGTTTATCCTAAATTAAAAGACAAGTTTGACGATATCTTTGTTAGTTGAAGTTTTTAAGAAATAGATTTTAAATAATATGAAAATAAAAAAAGGCGACACAGTATATGCAAAAACGATGCTTGGTTCAGCTTTTAATGCTGTAATAATTAAAACAGGGTATGGAATATTTGGAAAAAAATACTTAGCTGAATGGATTGTTAATGATATAGATATGGGAATAAAATATAAAACATCTGGAATACTGTGGTGGTGGAATATAATTTAAAAATTTAAGAGTTTAGTAAGTTCTTTTACTTTAATAATTGGGCGTGAAAACGCAAAAGAGAAAAATGCATTACTCCTTATGGAGCGGGATAACTTAACGGCTAAAGTTTCAAGGCAATTCGGATAGTCGGCACATACCCTCGTGGCAACTCAAACCTTGCCAATTATTAAAGTAAATAGAGTTTATAAGTTCTTTTACTTCAATAATTGTAGTGTTTAGTTTATTTTTTAAACACGGATGGATTTCTAGAGACTGTGATGTTTCTAGGCTACTGCAGTAGTATGGTGTAAGAAAAGCACACCCGTGTTTAGAATGTAATCATTATTAATTATTGAAGTAAAGAATTTATTATAATAAAATAATATGGAGAAACTAGAATTAGAAGATTTAAGTTATTTATCAATATGCCAACAATGCGGTTGTGTTTTTAGTATGCCTGAAGCGACTAGGGATTGGGGAGAAGAACCAAGAATAGTAGTTTGTCCTGCTTGCCATTCTCAATACGAAGTTTATTATTAAAGTAAAAAAATGAAAATATTTTGCTCAGCTATAAAACAAGACGGAATAATTTACCCAGGTAAAAGACACCACAACTGCATAGCAACAATAGCGGAGATAACTGGGGAGCTAGTTAATGGAGAACAAGGATTTATAGACGATTCTGGAAATTTCTATGACAGAAAGCGAGCAAGGATATTAGCGGAAAAAGCAGGGCAGTTGCTTGAAAGAGCGTCCAAAGGCGATAAATTATTTAGCGAAGATATTTATTAAATGTTTATTATTAAAGTAAAAAAATGGCAATTTTAAATTATACAACTAAAATTGATGCGGATAAAACTGCTTCAGAAATAGCGAAAATTTTGTCTATGCACGGAGCGAAAGCAATTTTGACTGAATATGATGAAAAAGAAAACTATATCAAATTTCTATCATTTAAAATTGTTGTTCAAGGAGTGGAAATGGGGTTTAGATTGCCAACAGATTGGAAGCCAGTTTTGCGGATACTTAACGACAATCCGAAAGTCCCTAGTAGGCTGAAAACAAACGAACAGGCTATCCGTGTTTCTTGGAGAATAATCAAAGTGTGGGTTGAAGCCCAAATGGCATTAGTGGAAATTGGTATGGTTAAAACTGAACAGGTGTTTTTGCCTTATTTAGTTTGTGTTGGAGGAAAAACATTAGGAGAAAGTTTTATGGAAAACCCTCAGAAATTGCTTAATTAAGTGGCTTAAAATAGAGTTAATAATAAAATAATTTAATAAAATGAAACCAGAAAAACAAGTATGTTCTTTAGAACTTGCAAAAAAACTGAAAGAATTGGGAGTGAAGCAAAATAGTTTGTTTTATTGGGTTGAGAATTTTGGAAGATTAAAAAGTCCTCAACTTGTTAATAAAGACGATTTATTTTCTTTAAAAATGTTGTTAGAGGGAACTGCTGGAGAAGGACAATGTTATTCTGCTTTCACAGTAGCAGAATTAGGAGCGATGTTGCCAGCACAAACTATTTGCAGAAAAGATTATATTAATACTACGAAACATTGGATGTATCACATAGAAATTGCTGACATTAAAACTGATATTATATTTGCAGAAAACGAAGCCGATGTTAGAGCAAAAATGTTGTGTTATTTAATTGAAAATAATTTATTAAAAATAATAATATGAAAAAAAAAGGAGATGAACTTTTTGAAGAAGCTAAACAGTTAGCAATTACCTCAGGCGGTTTATCAGTTCCTTTCTTGCAAACTAGATTTAGGATAGGTTTTCAAATAGCCACTAGAATTATTGATGATTTAGAGAGAGCAGGAGTTTTAGGTCCAAAAAATGGTTCTAAACCAAGAAAACTGTTAATTGGTAGAGAAATTAAATAATTAAAATAAAAAAATGGACGAAGAAGAAGAAATAGAAATAAAAAAAGTTAATATGGCTTGCTTTTTTCTTATTAAAGCAATGTTGAATACAAACGCAAATGAGATGAAGATAAAACAAAAAAATGTTTATAATAATGAAAAAGTTCTAGGAGATTTTGAAATAATTATTAGAAAAATAAAAAAATGAACACTTTAAATTATTTAAAAATGCTTGAAGATATAAATAAATTAGTAGAAAATGATTTTTGTGCTGATATGGAAATGAATCTAATTCCAAATTCACAAACAGGAAAAATACAAGAATACAAACAAGAAGACTCTCAAAAAATGGCTAGTTTATTAGCAGAAGTTTATTCTGTTTCTCATTGTATTCATTGTAAAGCGTGCCAGAAAAAATATTTAAATAATTAATTAAAATGAAAAATTTAAAGGAAAAATTGCTAGAAGATAATAATTTCAGAGAAAAATACTATTATGGAGATAATTCTAAATATCTTTTACACGAAATGAGAGTAGCAAAAGGTTTATCTCAAATAGAATTGGCGAGAAAAACTGGAATTAAACAAGCGTCTATTTCAAGAGCAGAAAAAAACGGATGTAGTTTAAAGTTTTTAAATAAAATAGCTAAAAAATTAGATTTATATTTAGAAATTAAGATAAAAAAATGCAACAATTAAACACGGCTTTCTAATAATCATTAGAAAGTTAATATGAATCACGAAAAAAAGAAACAAGTTGAATGGTCAAGAAAATTCTTTACCAGAAAAGATTGGAGAAAATGGGGAGATGAAAGAAATTATTGTTATTGCTATTACATAAATAAAGGAGAAAAAAGGATGTATAATAGATGGTTAAGAAATAGTTCAAAAGTCCCATTAGATTTAAAAAATAATGAATGGAAAAAAATCGGAAAATGTAATAAACATAATTATTATTAAGAAAAATGAACTATAAATTAAAATTAATGCAAATACTAGACTGTTTTGGAGAAGAAGAAGGCACTTTATACAGTGATTCTTGGAGAAAATATGGTATTTCTGAAAAAGAACAAGAACAAATTGAAAAAGAATATAATAAATATTTTGATAATAAATATGACGACAAAAAAGAATAGTAAGATAAAAAAAATAAAACTTAAAATCAAGCAATTTTTCTGTCCGCATCATATTATGATGTCAGATGAAACTGGTAAAAGATGGTGGAAAAATAGCTTAGTTATTCCAAGTAAAAAAACTAATTCTACTGGGATTTGTTCTCGTTGTGGAAAGATAGTTTAATAAACTATTGACAATTTTTTAAAAAGTTATTAGAATAAGAGTATAATTTAATAAAATAAAAAATGAAAAAAGAAACAGTAAAATTAAATTATTCAGATAAAGATAATTTTTATATCTATGGAGACATAGACGATACAATTCCGAACGAAATAATCTCTCCAATGAGAAAGCAATTAGAAATTAAGAAAAAAGAAAAAAAGCCAACAGCTATCAATATTTTTCTGAGTTCTTATGGAGGAGTGGTTTCTTATTGTTTTGAAATAATTGGTTTAATAGAAGAATTTAAAAAAGCAGGAATTGAAGTAAATACTTATACACATTCTCACGTTTGTAGTGCAGCTTCTCTAATAGCAGTTAGCGGTTCTAAGAGATATGGAGGGAAAAGAGCTTATCATTTATTACATTTTGCTAGAGGAAACGGTTTTTATTCTCATAATCCTATAATGATAGAAAGAAATGCGGAGAATTTTAAGTTTTTACAAAAAGAATTGGTAAAAATTTATGAACAATATACTAAAATTAAAGATTTAGAAGAAAAATTACTTGCTGATAATTATATGATAAACGGAGGAGATGCGATGTTGAAAGCAGGTTTAATTGATGAAATATTATGATGTTTTTAAAAAAAATTGATGAAATAGATTTTAATTCATTACAAAAAGAAAAAGAAGAAAAAAATGAATTAGAAGTTTATTTTTCAAGAGTTATTAGAAAAAATGATTATCATACAGAAATTGAAACACTTTTAGGTTATCCTCCATCTTGGCATATAAATTTACTTAATAGTTGGAGATATCCTACAGATTTAGCTAAAAAATATCTAGATGATTTAAATACACTAACTACATCTGATATGAATGGTAAAATTACAATAACGAATAATTTTAAAGTTGAGTTTAGAATAACAATTTTTAAATTTAAAGAATAATATGAAAATTAAATTTAAACACATTTTTAAGGTAATTAATGAAGGAGAGTTTATCAACGCTATTATTGCTTACCAAAAACAAGCTGTTGAGTTTAAAAGTCTTTATCATAAAAAGACTGGCAATAATTATTGTATAGCAATTCGTCAAAGGTATTTTTTAAAGATTGATTTATGGTTATTTGATATTGTTTTTAGATGGAGCAAAAAGTTAACAGATAAAAAAATTAATAAAATAATTCAACAAGACAATAAGTAAAGAGACAAAAAAAGATGCTGAATTAAGAATTTTAGAACTATTATTATGAAAATACTTATTTATAGTGATTATTATAAAAAGAAAAGTGGATACGCAAAAGAAATGAGAGATTTAATCCCAATGTTCATCAAAGCTGGACATCAAATTGGTTATGTCGCTTTAGGTTATACAGGTTTACCTGTAAATGATAATAAAGACATAAAAGTTTATCCTGCAGATGTAGTTATTTCTAGTCCATCAGGAAAAGTTTCTAGTTATTTTGCTCCAGAAATATTAGATTATGCTATAGATGATTTTAAACCAGATATTGTATTTACTAGACAAGATTATTTCGCATTAAAAAATATCGGATTAGTTTTATCAAGACCAAGAGGTTTTAAATGGGTCCATTGGGGTCTTGTGGACGGAGAACCTTTAGGGAAATTTGGAGAAGAACCTTTAAAATGGATGCACGAACATATTTTTACTACAGAATTTACTAAAAAAGTCGTTCAAGATATTAATCCAGAAGCTGAAGGAGAAGTAATAATGCCTCCTATTAATCCAAAAGACTGGGATGTATTTTCAGAAGAAGAAAAAAAAGATTTAGATACTGTTAAAGAAAAACTAAGAAATAAATACGGATTAGAAAAACATTTTACAGATTTCATTGTATGTGTAGCTAGAAATCAACAAAGAAAAAATCTTCCTGTTTTATTTGAATCTATAAAAGAACTTAAAAAAATCAATCCAAAAAGAAATCCTTTACTAATGTTGATTTCTCACGAAACAAAAAGCAAAGAAGGAAATACTGCTGGTTGGGATTTAGAACATCTTATAAGATATTTTGGAATAGAAGAAAATGTTTTTATTGTTGGTAGAACAGATGATAAAATGCTAGAAGATAATGCTGTTGCTGATATTTATTCAATGGGAGATATTTTTGCTTTGCCTACAATGGGAGAGGGTTTCGGTTTAATCTTTGGAGAAGCAATGTATTCTGGATTGCCTATTGTAACTACTGATTATTCAGCTTGTTCTGAAGTAGTTAAAAACAAAGGATTTTTAGTTACTCCAAATGATTATGTTTGGGATACTGATAATGTAAAACAAGCAATTGTTAGTGCTAAAGAATTTGCTTATTATTTAAATAAAGCTCTTAATTTAAGCAAAGAGAAAAAAGAAGAAATGAGAAAAGAAGGTTTTGATTTTGTTTCAAAATTAACTCCAGAATTAGTAAGTAAAAAAATACTAGATATTTTTGATAAAGTAGTTGAAGAAGATAAACAACCTTTAATTTTTAAAAAGAAAAATGACACAAAAAGATAAAATTTTAAAATTACTTAGGACTAATAAATGGATAAAAGTTCAAAGTATGCACAAAATTGCTTGGAGATATGGTTCTATTTTATTTAATTTAAGAAAAGAAGGTTTTGTTTTACAAAAAAGAAGACAAAAAAATTCTAATTTAGAAGAATGGAAATTAATTACAAAAGCTCCGAAAAAAAGTATTGATATTAGAACAATTTTAGGAAATTATTTTAAAAAATGATTACATTAGGAAGAACAAAAAAACAGGAAGAATTTTATCAAAGAAATAAGAAAAAAAATAATTCTAGTTGTCCTTTCTGTGAAAAAGATTTATTAGTTATTGAATTTAAATATTGGATAATTCTTAATAACCGATACCCTTATAACAATACAACTTGCCATTTACTTTGTCCTAAAAGACATATAGAATTTTCTTCAGAACTTAAAATCAAAGAATTTTATGAATTAGAATATTTAAAGAAAAATTATTTTGACAAGCATTATGATGTTATCGTAGAAAATATAGGTAAAAATAAAAGTATTAAAAATCATTATCATTTACATTTAATTAAAAAATAAAATGTTCTTCTTATTTTCAAAATATAATAATAGTTTTAAGAATAAGGAGAATAGTTGCCTAGACTCTGTATTAAATTAGCTCTTTAACTAGAGCTTTTTTAATATCTTGACAATGTTTTAAAAGATTGTTATAATTAATACATATAAATAATAAAAATAAAAAATGACAAATAAAACTTATTATGATAATAATAAAGAGATATGGAAAAAATACTATGCAAAAAATAAGAAGAAAATTCTAGAAAAATCAAAGAAATATTATATTGAAAATAAAGAATCATATCAAATTAGAAGAAAAAAAAGACTTGCAAATTGTGAAGAAGATGTTAGAAAAAAAGAAATAGAAACTTCTGATAGAATTAGGAACGAAGCGTATAAATTTGCTCCACCAACCTGCAAAGCCCATCAAGTTTGGGAAGAAGACGAGATAGAATTTTTAAGAATATACTTTAAGACTATGAAAGTTAAAGAACTTGGAAAAGCTTTAGGTAGGTCTTATACTGCAACTGCTAACAAAAAAAGAAAATTAGGATTATATAAAAAAATAATAAAATAAAATGAAATGGACTAATGGTAAACATCCATATAAAGGAGAAACAAATAGTAGAGCTGAAAGAAGTCTTTCTAAAATAACCAAAGGTATGAAAATTAGAAAAAAGGCTACTATAAACGCATTTAAAAAAATAGAACAAGAAAGAATTAATAAATTAAAAAATAAATAAAATGGACATAATTTCAATTTGTGCGATAGGTTTTTTTATTATTTGTTTCATTGCATTTTTACTAGAAAATAATAGAATAGATAGAGATTTTTATGGGGGAATAGTTTCAGAAAAAAGAATAGAAGAAATTTTTAAAGAAGATAAGATAGAAAATTTCCTTCTTAATACTATTTGTGAAGAAAAAAATATTTTACAAACAGATTTAAAATTAAGTAAAAATTTAAGAATTTTTGTTAAATATAATAATTCAAGAATGAAATCTTCTCATTGGCATTTTACTGATTTAGTAACAGGCGAGAAGTTAAGAATTAGTAGAAAGTCTAAATGGTCAAAAAAATTAGATGAAACAAGAGAAAATTTAATTCAAGAAAATAATAAAAATTAAACATAAAAAATGAATGAATTTAAACAATTTATTAGAAAAGAAGTAATATCTGATATTTTAAGATTAGTTGATAATAGAGAAGAAAGAATTAAAAAAATTCTAGAAATAGAAAATAAAGAAGAAAGAATTAGAGAATTTAAACAAGAATTGGGAAATGAAGGAGGAACTTTTCAAAATGGACATTGGGGTCTTGATAAAAAAATGTTATCAATTACATATAAAGACGAAAAAATCAAAGTTGAAGATAAAATGAGTATAAAAGAGATTTTAAATTTTTTATTAGAAAAAAAATGACAAAACAAGAAGAAAAAATAAGAGAAGTTCAATCAGTTGCTAAACAAGTAGGGCATTGCCTTTGTTCTAAGTTATTTAAATGTCCTTGCAATTATTTCAGAGATAAGAAAATTTGTAAGTGTTCTGAAGATGAAAAAACTGATATAAATATGGAAGAATGGATAAATTATAACACAAAATAGCAATGGATAATTTAACAGAATTTTTAAAACATAGTAATTACATAGAAAATGAGTATTCTCAACAAGCTTTTGAAGATGCAGAATTAGCGTGGGATTATGCTTATAAGAATAGACATAATATTAATATAAGTATTATTTTAGGAATACATAACAGATTAATGAGGAGATTAAATTGTAGAATAGCTGGCAAATTTAGAAATTGCGATGTTTGGATTGGTGGAAATTTAAGGAGGTTTATTTCAGAATTATGTTTTAGAGAAAGATTGAAACAAGTTTTATTTATGACTAAATTAATAGACCAGACAAAAAGTGATAATTATAAAATTGAAAAAATTAAGAAATTACATATTGATTTTGAAGAAATACATCCTTTTGAAGATGGAAATGGTAGAGTAGGAAGGATTCTTTACAATATAAATAGACTTAATAATGGATTAGATTTACATATCATTCACAAAGGTAAAGAACAAATGGAATACTACAAATGGTTTAAGTAGTTCATTGAAAGCTAGGTATTTAAGGAATGGAATACATTGAACCCAAGTGGTCTTAGAAGATTTTTATTACAGAAATCTCAAGTATTTGATAAACTGAGTTATTTCCTTGTTAATTAAAAAAAATCAATGATTTAAAATTCTCGTTCTATATGCCTAGTTTTCAACGGATTAATTAGCAGTAAAAAAATAAAATGAAAATACTAGTAATAACTCCAGTTTATAATAAAGTTGAATATACAGAACAATTTATTAAATCATTACAAAATACTGATGCTGGTTTAGATTATGAACTTGTAATTATTAATAATGCTTCAACAGATAAAACAAAAGAATTTTTATCTCCAGAAAATTTCAAAGGAATAAAAGCAAAAGCAATTTGGAATAAAAAAAATAAAGGTTTTAGCATTGCGAATAATCAAGGAGCAGAATTATCTACAAAAGATACAAAGTATTATTGTTTTTTAAATAATGATATGGTTGTTACGGATAATTGGTTAAAAGAATTGGTTAGATGTATAGAAAGACATCCAAAAGCAGTAATAGTAGGAGGAAAATTAATTCATCCGTGTGCTGGAAGTGTTCAGCACGCTGGAGTTGAAGATTTAAATGGACATAGACCTAATCATAAGTATTTTGGAATGGACCAAAATTCTCCAGTAGTTAATAAAGAAAAACAATATCCAGCAGTTACTGGAGCTTGTATGTTAATTAAAAAAGATTTTTATGATTCAGTGGGAGGTTTTGACGAGGATTACTGGTGCGGTTGGGAAGATATAGATTTATGCAAAAAAGCACTAGCATTAGGTTTTGAAGTTTGGTATAATCCAAAGGTAGTAATTTATCATTATGAAGGTTCAACGGAAGGTAGAATGTTGAAAGAAGACGCAAACTTTGCTTTATTTACTCAAAGATGGGTAAATAAAAGTTTAAAAGTAAAGTTGCTTAATAATTAAATTAAAACTATTAAACTTAAAAACATTATTACGATTTGTGTAGTAATTGTAGGAGTATTTTTAGGGATAGAAAATATTAAAGCAAAAGAAATTCTTAAACAAGCTAATTTTTATAATTCAATTATAGATTATAAAAATCAACAGGTAAGTTTTCAGAAAGAAGAAAGAGAAAATAAATTAAGAATTTTACTTATAGAAGAAGCAAAAAAATCAGAAAATGGAGAGGTTTTAGAAGCCGAAAAACACCTAATGGGGTGGAATTGTGTTTCTTATGTAAGGGAAAAAGTTGAACTTCCTCTTGGTTTATGGACCTTATCTGATAAAAAGAAAATAATAAACAGTTATGAACCAACAAAAAATGCAGTAGTTATTACACCAGAAGCTGGAGTTGGTCATCTCGCAATCGTCAAGGAAATACTTGATGATTTTATTATAATTGAAGAAGGAAATTATATTCACGGATATAAAACAATTCGTAAAATAAGTAAAGAATTGCCGATAGGATATTATAAAGATTGACAACATTCTGAAAAGGGGTAAGATAAATATAAAGAAATAATCTTTTAAAAGAATAAAATGAAAAACAAATTCATTGTTACAAAAATTAGAAATCAAGAATCTTATAAAATATACGAAGATAATGCTGAAAGAAGTTATGTTGGAATGATTAACGCATCTGAATTTTCTGTATTAGATTTAGATAATAATAAAACTACTGTTAAAAAAAGAGGGTTGTTTAATAATATTGAAGGAAGAAATTTTTCTGCTCAGATTTTAGAAATGTATGATAAAAATGAAGTTATAAGAGTTGTTAAAGAATATGTTAGTGCAGTTAAAGAAATTAAAAACTCTAATGAAAATTAATTACATTATTAAACAATCAAAACCAGTCAAAAGAACAATGAGTATAGAAGATGAAAATAACTTTAATGAATTTTTTTGGCAAACAATTAATTCTGTAAGAAAAGGTTATTATAAAGTAGATGGTTTTAATTCTATAGTTGAACAAGTAGAAGAAGAAAGAAATTTAAAAAATAATTTAAATTTAAAATTTTAAATAAAAAAAATGAGCAAGGAGAAAGAAACTTTAGAAGAAAAAATAGAAGTAATAATAGAAAAACACAAATTTGAAGAACAAATTAAAGAAGAATTAAAAAAAGATATAAAAAATTTAATTCATAAAGTTAGATTCCCTGAAAATTATTGTTTAGAATGTGGTGAACAGATGTTTTGGGAAAAAAATTCTTTTGTTTGTTTAAATTGTGGTTATAAACCAAAAACAGAACCAGTTATTTTTGAACAGAAAGAAAAAATTCAAACAAAAACTCCTAGAAAAAATACAAGTATTTTAGAAGCTTTAAATAAAATTGAAGGAGGAAATATACAAACAAATCCTAATGAACCAGCTCCATTAGGAGCAACTTCAAAAGATGTTAATTGGGTTTAATAATTTTTAATTCATAAAATAATGCCAATTATAGCAAGCAAAAACAAAAACACTGATAAACCTTTTTTATTTTGTCCTTACTGTTTAGATAAAATTTTCAGTGCAGAAAACGAAAAAGATGAATATGAAAAACATATTTATCAATGTCAAAAAAAAGCTCCTTTAATTTCAGTAATTATTCCTAGTAGAATGGGAGAAGAAATAGAATCTCTAGAATCTCTTAAAAATCAAACTTATAAAAACATAGAAATCATTATTAATTACGATAAGAAAAAAGAAGGAGCTGCTAAAATGCGTAATAAAGGAATTAAAAAAGCTAAAGGAGAATTTTATTATTTTTGTGATAATGATTTAAATCTTGAAGATGATTGTATTGAAACATTTTATAAATCTTTAATTTCAAACCCTGAATATGATTGGGCTTTTTGTAAATTTTATTGGGACGAAACTCTTTATAATCAAAATAAACCAAAAGAAATTCCTTTTAAAAATACTCGTAGATATGTTGATTATTTTGAATTTATTTCAGCTTGCAGTATGGTTAGAGCTTCAGCTAAACCTTTTTTTGATGAAAAAATGAGAAGATTTGAAGATTGGGATTTATGGATAACTTTAGATAAAAATGGACATAAAGGATTTTTTGTTGATAAAGCTTTATTTAGAACTAGAAAAACAAGAATAGGACAAAAACCTATTATTTTAGAAGATTCTAAAAAATGGAAAGAAATTCTTTATAAAAAACATACTGATAATAGAAAAATTGCAGATATTATAATTCCTCATCATAATAGACACGATTTATTAGCACAATGTCTAGGTTTAATAGATAATAGATTATTTAATATAATAGTAGCATCTGGAGGTTCTTTTTCTGAAAATTGTAATGCAGGAGCAAAAAGTGCTAGAACTGAAACTCTTATTTTCTTAAATGATGATACGCTTCCAAGTAATGATATACTTTGTGAGATGGCTTCTTCAAATTCTGATGTTACTGGAGTTGCACAAATTATTCCAAAACACGGACAAAATTTAATTCTTTATGGAATTTATTTTGGATTAGAAGGTAATAAAACAATAAGACCAGGTTTATCAAGAACTTTAAAAGAAACCCACATTCCGAGTGGTTTTTGTTTTGCAGTTAAGAAAAAAGTATGGGAAAAATTAAAGGGATTAGACGAAATATACAAAAATGGAGCAGAGGACCAAGATTTTGGTCTTAGGGCGATAGAAAAGGGTTATAAAATAAGCTATGTAACTAAACCTATTACTCATTTAGAAAGTCAATCTGAAGGAAGATTTGATAACGCAGGAGAAAATCAAGAAAAATTCTATAAAAAATGGACTCCTGAAAAAATAATTAAACTTTTAAATTTATAAAAGAAAAGAATGGAAATAGAATTATTATCAGAAATGGTAAGTAAAAAACATATAGAAATTATACTAGAAAATCTTAAAAAATCCTTAAGTATTGAAGGTGAAGTAGTGGAACTTGGTTGTAATATTGGAACTACATCAATTCATATTCAAAAAGCTTTAAAAGAAACTAATAAAAAATTATATGTTTACGATTCTTTTCAAGGATTACCTGAACCAACAAATTTTGATGGAATTATTTATAAAAAAGGTGATTGCAATTCAACAAAAAAACAATTCATTGAAAACTTAAAAAATGATTTACCAATTATCAATGAGGGTTTATTTTCAGAATGTGAATATCCAAATAAAATTTGTTTTGCATTTTTTGATGGAGATTTTTATTCTTCAATAATGGATAGTTTTAATATGGTTTATTCAAAAATTAGTAAAGGTGGTTATATACTAATTCACGATTATAAATTTGAAAAATTGCCAGGTGTTGAAAAAGCTTGTAATGAATTTTTAAAAGATAAACCAGAAAAAATCATAGAAAAAGATAATATAGGAATTATAAAAAAATTATAAACATTAAACTTAGAATAAAATAAATGAAAGTATTAATTTTAGGGTCTAATGGTTATCTAGGGAATGTCTTAATGAATCATCTTGAAAAAAAAGGGTATGAAGTTTGTGGGTGTGATAATGATTTCAGAGAATATAAAATTGAAAGTTTAACTCCTATAAAAAGACATAGTAAAAGTTTTTTCTGCGATGTTAGAGATTATACTAATTTAAAACGACTTATAGATAAATTTTGTCCGAATACAATCGTTCATTTAGCTGAAATTCCATCTGCTCCTTATTCAATGAAAAATCAAGAACAATCTATTGAAACTCAAGAAGTTAATATTTTAGGAAGTTTAAATGTTTTATGGGCGATTAAAGAAATTGACCCAACAATACATTTAGTTAAACTTGGAACTGCAGGAGAATATCCTGATTGGCTTTATCCAAAAGAAATACAAATTCCAGAAGATGCTAGAATCACTGTTAAAAGAAAAGGTAAGGATTGGATAATTCCAACACCGAGATACGCAGGAAGTTTTTATCATATGAGCAAATTACACGATTCTTTTAATTGTGATTACGCTAATAGAATTTGGGGGATTGATATTACAGATATAAATCAAGCACCAGTTTATGGTTATGTAGAAGGAACTAGGTTTGATTATGATGAAGAATTTGGGACTGTTATAAATAGATTTGTTACACAAGCTCTAGTCAATCATCCTTTAACAGTATATGGTAAAGGAGGACAAACAAGAAGTTATATCCATATTCAAAATTCAATGGAAGCGATTGAATTAGTAATTAAAAATAGACCAAAAGGATATAAAACAATTCATCAATTAACTGAAACAAAAACTATTAATGAAATTGCTGAATTAATTAAAAAACATACAGGATGTAAAATTAAAAATATTCCTAATCCAAGAAATGAAAAAGATTATAATGAATTTGATTTTGAAATGAAACAATTAAAAGAATGGGGTTTAAAACCAATTTTTATGGAAAATAAAATTCAAGAATTAATTGACCAGATTAAACCATATAAAAATAAAATTAAAAAAAGTTTAATAATGCCTAAAATTAAATGGAAATAAATATGAGAAAACCAGTTCATTGGAAATGTCTTGGATGTAATAGACATTTAGCAACAATAGAAGATATGAGAACATCAATTAGCCAAACAGCTAAATGTTCTTCGTGTAAAGCTATCAATAAAATTACAATAGAAAATGAGGGTTATAATATTAAGTGTGAATCTTATTATTCAGGAGAAAGAGTCCAACAACAAATAAAATAGTTGACATAAATTTTAATCAGAGATAAAATAATTATATGGAAAAACCAATATTTAAAATTGCAGAAGATACTGAGATGTTTTGTAGGGATTGTGGGAAACAAGTAACTTTCGGAACGGGTTTTGAACCTTTTATTCACGAAAACGGAGATTGTCAAGGAAGTTTATTTCAAGAAGAAACTAAAGAAGAAAAAAGTATAAAATTTTTCGTTAAATGTTTGGATTGTTTCCGTAAAAATCCTAAATTAAATTTCCAAGATTGTGAAGTTTATACTAGAGTAGTCGGTTATATGAGACCAGTAACAAGTTGGAATCAAGGTAAGCGAGAAGAATATAAAGATAGAAAAACATTTTCTATTCCCAAAAAATAATAAGTATGTTAAAATATTTTTAGGTAAGAGTTATATAGATAACAATATTATAAAAGAAAAGAAAAGGCGTTAAGCTAATCAAAGCTCATTAAGAGCGTTAAAGCTAGAAAGCCTGCAAACAGAAGCCTTATTTAGGCGTATTAGTTTGTAGGTTTTTCTTTTACAAGGTTGTAAAAAAATAAATCTTTGGGATAAAGATTATGATAATTAACTAATAAGTCTATGGAGAGAAAAAAGTTTAGTTTTTCAATGCCTATTATGAAAGCGTATGTTGACAAGGCAACTGGAAAAAGATACTTGGAAGGAGTTGCAAGCACAACAGACAAAGATTTACACGGAGATAGAATGTCTAAAGAAGCTATTCAGTCTATGGCTGATAGTTTAAAAAATCTCAAGAATAAATCTGGGACTCTTAATGCTGAACACGAAAAATCTTGGCAATCAGAATTAGGCGAAATAACTGAATTAACAGTGTCTAAGAAAAATGAATTAGTTATGAAATCTGTTTTGAATGAAACTTCAAAAGCTAACGATTTGTGGTATATGTTAGTTGATAAAGGAAAGAAATTAGGTCTCTCTATAGGAGGCTTTGTTAAATCTTTTAGAATTGAAGTTGATGAGAAAACAGGAGATTATATGAGAGTATTTGAGGAAATAGTCTTGGACCACGTAGCTGTTGTTTCACAACCTGCGAATCCGAAAACTTGGGTTTCTGCTATTAGCAAATCTGTTAATGGCGTTCAATTAGGAGCTGTTACAAATTCCATTGTTGAACCAGAAGAAACTGAAGAAAATGATGATGATGAGGAGGATAATTTATTAACTAACAAGAAAGTAATGTCTAAAGAAGAAGAAAAAAAAGACGCTAAGTTAGTAGAAAAAGAAGACACAGAAGATACTAAAAATACTGATGCGTCTGAAAGCGAAACTACTACTGAAGAAACTACTGAATCTGAAAGTAAAATTACTGAAGAAGCTACTGAAAAAAAAGAAGAAGAAGCTTCTACGGAAAAAACTGAAGAAGAAACAGAAGAATCTACAGAAGGAGAAGCTGAAGAAGACAAAGCAATTGAAGGTGTAGAATCTGTTACAAAAGCAGATTTAGATGCTTTCAAAGCTGAAATCCTTTCTCTATTAAAAAAAGAGGAAGTTAAAGTTGACAAAAAAGAGGAAGAAAAAGAATTAGAAGTTAATATTTCTGATTCTAATTCTGATGTTGTTAAATCTATTCAAGAAATCAAAGATGAGTTGGTTAAAATCAACAAACTTACTTCTTCTAGAAAAACAGTTGAAGTTGAGAAGTTTGAAGGAGACAAAGCAACTCAAGAATTGACAAAAGAAGATTTAGAAAAAGAATTATTAGAAATTGATAAATCTTTTGAACATCAACCAGAACAATGTTTTGTTAAAAAAGGTGAAGTTAGAAGAAAATATGCTGAATTAGGAATAAAGTAAAAGAGACTGTTTAATTGATTAAATTTTCTATAAAATGAGTAAAGAAAAATTGGAAATGCTTGAGAGTTTAGAAAAATCTTTAGCAGGTATTTCATTGGAAGATTTGACAAGTGTTATTCAGAAAACTGTTCAAACAGCAACTTCTGGAACTTACGCTGAAAGAGAACATTTGGACAACCGAATGGCTGATATTACAAATCGTAATACTCCTTTTCTTGATAGAGTAAGAAGAGTAAAAACTAATGGTGTAACTCACGAATGGGATATGATTACTTCTCTTGGAAGTAATGATACTTCTACTGAAGAAGGTGGAACTCCTCCTGTAAATGAAGCCACTATTACTAGATACTCTGCACAAGTTAAAACTTTTGCAACTAGAGTTGAAGTTACTGATAAAGCTCAATGGGGAGCAAGTGATTATTTCAATCTTCAAGAAATGCACCTTGAGAGAGGAATGAGAAAAATCTTGCAAGATGTTGAGAAAAAATGCTTCTACGGAGATGTAGATACAAATGCTAAAGAGTTTGATGGTTTATACAATATCATTCTTGACTATGCTTCAGGAAATATTGTTAACGGAGGTGGAAATACTGTAACAGAAACTTTCATCAATACAGGTATTCAAGCTATTCTTGACGAAGGTGGTGTTCCAAACACTATGTTTATGGCAGCTGATGATTTAAGAGACTGGGCTGATTTATGGGCAAGCAAAGTTACTTATAATGACCCAACAGGGAATATGACTACTGGTTATAATGTTGCTCGTTATATGTCTTTCGCTGGACCTTTGGATATCGTAATGGATTTATTCATCAACGATGTTAACAGTCCTAATACTTATGGTGATATTTTCATTTTGAATATGCCAGAAGTTGCTCTTGCTGAATCTGAAGCTATGTATAGACTTCCTACCTACAGAGGCTTGACTTTAGCTGAAACTCAAGCTGTTGTTTGGAATTGTGTTCTTGAAGTAAGAATCCCACAATGGCAAGCAATCGTAAAGAATGTTAACTAAAAATTAATATTCGTAACATTAAATAGGTGTTGTAAAATAAGCTATACTTTTTTTGAGGGTTTGCTAGATTTCGGTCTAGCACCCTCAACCCTAAGGGGTATAAAACTAATAAGGTTAAGTTAAAAAAATGGAAAAAAATACTAATAAAGTAAATACAATTATTACTGGTAGTGGAAAAATTCAAGAAGAAAAAAAAGAAGCTGAAAAAACCCCTGGCAAAAAAATAGGAGGATTTCAAGCTGAAGGAAATAATGAAATGAAAAAAATTCTTGAGAAGAAAAAAGAACAATTAATTTCTAAAGCTGACAAAAATGATGGAGTAAGAATTAAATTCAATGATAATAGTGAAGGAATTGAAGTATATTCTTATAAAATTGAAGGATTTAAAGGAGAAATGAAAGTTCGTTCTATTGGAATTAAAATTCATAACTCAATTTCTATTCAAAAATTTGAAACAGAACTTGCTAAAAAAATCGTTAAATATTTTGGAAAAAGAAGTCAAATTATAGAATAATTAAAAACAAAAGAATGAGAATACTAATGACAAACTGGAGAGTCACTTGGTTTTCTGGTTCAGATACTTATCTTTATACTTTAAGTAAAGAACTTAAAAAAAGAGGACATAAAGTCGTCTTATTTACTGAATATGCAGGATTAGCTAGTAGATTTTTCTTAAAAGAAGGTATTGAAGTTTGGAATAATTTACCAGAAAAAAATCAATTTGAATTAAAAACTGAAGAAGAATTTGATGTTATTCACGGACATCATAATAGCACTTTAAAAATTGTAGATACTAGATATCCAGATGTTCCAAAATTATTCGTTTGTCACGGAGTTTTGCCTAATCAAGAAACTCCTCCAGAAGGAGTAGAAATTTCTAAATACATCGCAGTAAGTCAAGAAACTAAAGAAGAAAGAATGAAAAAACAATTCAATATTGATGCAGAAATAATCCCTAATCCTATTGATTTGGAAAGATTTTATCCTTTGAAAAATTTTAAATTTAGAAAAAATAAACTTAGAATTGTTATTATAAGCAATTATTTTGGAAGTCAATGGGATGCTAAAGAACTAATACAAGCTGTAGAAAATTTAGGTGCAGAATTAAATGTTATCGGTTCTGGAGGAATAATGACTAATAATCCTGCTCCTTATGTTCAGCAAGCGGACATTGTAATTAGTTTAGGTCGTGGAATTTTAGAAGGAATGGCTTGTGGTAAACCTGTTATTATAGGAGATTACAATGGATGGGATGGACCAATCATAGATGAAAAAAGTTATGATGAGATAAAAATTAATAATTTTTCAGGAAGAAGATACCAAAAACACCTAACATCAGAACAAGTAGAACAAGAAATATTAGCTGTAGTTCAAATGGGATTAGAAAAAATCGGTAAAAATAACAGAGAAATAATAGAAAAATTTCACGATGTTAAAAAAATAGCAGATAGATTTGAAACTATCTATAAAGAATTATCTCAAAAAAATGTATAAACCAAGGATAGCTGGATTAACGAGAATTAGAAATGAATCCTTAATAATAAAGGAAACTTTGGACCATTTTAGTCTTTACTGTGATGCTGGAATTTATGTATATGATGATTGTTCTACTGATAATACTGTTGAAATTTGTAAAAATCATAGTAATATAAAAGGAGTTATAAGTAGTGAAAAATGGGATTCTGATAGAGAGAAAGCTGAATGGCAAAATAGACAAATGGTTTTTGAATACGCTAATAAAAAAGATGATAAAATTGATTGGTTTATTTATTTTGATGCCGATGAGAGAATGTTTTTTGATATGAATATTAGAACTCTTGAAGAAAATGATGCTATTAAAATGAGATTATTTGATTTTTACATCACAGAAGAAGATAAGAATAGGAAATATAATGGAAATTTGCCAATGTTAAGACAAAAAGTTGGACCAGAATTTAGAGAAATAACAATGATGTTTAGAAATCTACCAGGAGTTAAATGGCATTTACCAGACCAAAGAGAACCAAGTTTACCAACAGGAGTTCGTATTACGATTGATGGATTTGTTAAGCATTATGGGAAAGCAATTTCAATTCAGCAATGGGAAGATACTTGTGAATACTATTCTAAGCATTTCCCTAAATATTCAGAAAAATGGGAAGCTAGAAAAGGAAAAGCAGTTCATTTATTATCAGATTTTGATAGACAATTAGTTACTTGGGATGAATTAAAAACTGGAACTGTTAAAATATAATTATTAAGTAAAGAGAATGAAAATATTATTTATTCCTGCTGATAAATTTGGTTGTGGTTTTTACCGAATGATGATGCCAGCAAATGAATTAATAAATCAACAATTAGCTGAAGTAAATGTCTCTTACAGATTAGATTCTAATGAAATGCAATGGGCTGATTTAATAGTAATGCAAAGACCTTCAAGTTGGATGGCGATGGAATATATTAGAGCTGCGAGGTCTTATGGGAAAAAAATCATCTTTGAATTAGATGACTATTTACCAGGGGTTGTTCCTAGTAATCCAGGGGTTAAATGGTGGGATTTATCATTAGGCAACGCAGGAATTGCTTTTGAAATAATGAAAACTTGTGATGGAGTAACTACTACAACACAAAGATTAGCGAATGAATTAGGATTGTGGAATAGAAATGTTTTTATTTTGCCTAATTATATTGATGAATCTTGTTGGAAAGGAATGGTTCTATCAAAAGAATTTGAAAAAAGAAAAAAAGATGATATAATCAGAATAGGTTGGGAAGGAGCTTCAGGACACTTACAGGATTTAGAATTAATAAGGAATGTTGTTAAAAAAATTACTGATGATTATCCAAAGGTTCATTTTTCAATCTTCGGATATGCACCAAAAGATATTTTATATGTTTTTGACAATATTCAAAGTTCGTGTAAACACTGCGGAAAAGAAAATCAATTAGAAGTCCATCCAACAGTCCCAGTTTTAGAGTATCCAAAAAAGTTAACTGAATTAGCTTTTGATATAGGAATTGCACCAGCTGTTGATATTTCATTTAATGCTTGTAAATCAGATTTGAGATTTAAAGAACATTCAATGCTCGGAATACCAACAATAGCTTCAGATATTGATGCTTATAAATATTCAATAAAAGAAGGTAAAACTGGATTTTTAGTAAAAACCGCAAAAGAATGGGACGATTCTCTGAGATTGTTAATAGAAGACAAGAAAAGAAGATTAGAAATGGGAAATGAAGCGAAAAATTGGGTAAAAGATTTAACAATTCAGAAAAATATTTGGAGGTGGACAGATGTATATAAAAAAGTGTTATCCCAAAGATAAGGAAAAGGAAAGAGCTGTAATAATCAACTAATTTAAAAAGGTTATGGCAGCAACATTTAGTTGGAATCAGAGAACAAATTCTGGTCCAACATCTGGTCAAGATTTAGGAGTTTCAGGAAACCTCTTTAATTTCAAAAATGCAGATGATACAAGTGCTTCAAATTACACAGCTTATCCAGTAACAGCAGGAAATCGGTCTTATGAAGTATGGTTAAGAGGACATTTTACAGGAACTTTTAATCTTATTCAAAATTTGCAATTTTGGAAATCTAGTGGAACATTAGGAACAGGTGAATCAATGGATTGGGGAACTACTTCAACTTTTACTCCTCCAGTATCAACAGACGGAGCAAAAACTACAGGAGCTGTTCCAACATCAGACCCTGGTTCTCAAAATGTTTTTTTCGCTGGAGGTTCAACATCAGCTGATGCAGACGGATTTTCAAATTATATTGTTTTGCAAGTTGAAACAACTTCTGCAGCTGAAGCAGGAGATAGTGAACTTTTCACTTTCACACTTCAGTATGACGAAAACTAAGTCAATTCAATGACAATAACAAAGAAAAACAATACAATGTTTTCTTTGTTTAATTATTATATAAAAAAATGAATTATTGTTATAATTGGGAGGCAATTTTTGAAGATAATTCAATTATTAAACAATTCAATAATGAAACTGAAAATAGTTTCAAAGAAGTAATTTTAAAAAAAGAACAATTAGTAGAATTTAGATTGATTTCAACTGATGGATTAAATAGAATTTTTTCTGTTAATTTAAAAACAGGAGAATTTAATTTAAATGGAACAAAAATTGAATCTTCATTAGTATTATCAGAATATAAAAATGTTTCTCCTATTTTTTGGAGAAGAAATAAAATAATTTTACTTGGAGAAAAAAATACTCCAACGCAAGTAGGATTTATTATAGGGTGGCAAGTAAATGTAGAAGGTAAAAATTATCAACATCAATTTATGATTAAACCAGATGGAGGAATAATTTTATTACACAAGGTCTAGAAAAGAAAAGAGAGTAAACAACAATAAACTGCAGAATATGATGTTTCCTTCGTTATTAGTAAATTTTTTTACAAGTTTTAGATTAAAACTTTTTTTTGGTAGTATTATTGGTTTTACTGATTATTGTCTTTGTGGAGATTTTGAATCAGCAAAAATAATAGCTATATTATTATCTATAGATTTTATAACAGGAGTATTTAAAGGAATTAAAAATAGAAATTTTAACAGTTTTCATCTTGCGAGAACTGGAACAAAAATAGTGCTTTATTTCTGTTTATTAATAATGGCACATCAAGCTGAGAAATTATTTTTATTTCCAGGTTGGACTGATGATTTAATTGAAGGGTATATTGGCTTTGTTGAAGTTCTTTCAATTTTAGAAAATGCAGCAGTTTTAGGCTTTACACCTGCTAGAAAAATTGCTAGAATATTTAATAAGTATGTAGAAGAAGATAATAGAAAAAAAAGAAGATTAGCAACTAGGAAAGAGCGTTAATCTTAGGGTAATACAATGCCTATATTTCAATACAATAATTTTAGAAAAGTAACCAACTTGAATTAATCACGCTTGGTTTTTATTATTATAATAAAAAAATGAACATCGTTAGAAAAAAATTATCAATAGAAGAATTTAAAGAATATTTAGATAAGAAAGATTTTGGCTCTTTACCTCCTAATTTTTTAGTTATTCATCATACTATAAACCCAACAGAAGATTCTTGGGATGGAGAAAAAAGTATGGATAGTTTAAAAAAATTCTATGAAAATAAAGGCTGGAGTGCTGGACCTCATATTTTTGTAGCTAAAGATGGAATTTGGTTGTTTACAGATATGTATGAAGTTGGGATTCACGCAGGAGCTGGAAATGCTACTTGGAAAAATAGAAATTCTGGAACGACTTGGCAAGGTTGGGGAGATGATTTTGTAAAAAACGAATTAATTAGTTATTCAATTGGAATTGAAGTTGTTGGTAATTATGATGGAGCAGTTTGGAGTGGAGATATAAAAGAAAATGCTCTTGGAACAATTAATTCTTTATGTGAAAGATTAGAAATACCAAGAAACAAGATATTTTTTCATAGAGATTTTTCTACAAAATCTTGTCCAGGCTGGGCGATAACTAAAGAATGGTTGAATGAAAAATTGGATGAATTTGATAGTCCTTCTAGTGAAATGAAAGAGAAGTATGTGATTAATTATAAGAAAATATTTCTAGCTGTTGGTAAATTTCTGAAAAAAGATTATGGAAAAAATCCAAGCGATGAAGAAACTAAAGAAATATTAGAATTATTAAAGTAAAAAAATGCTAGACCCAATAAAGAATTTTGCGATAGTAGATGTATCAACATATTATGATAATGACGATACTGAAATTGTTTTAGAAACAG